CGTCGGGCGGCTAGCAAAGCTTCCTTAAACCCTACCTGACAATCAAGAGAGGAGATCAATGCCAAGCAAGTATAGGGAAGTGCTACTGCCGTATGTGGGTATCCGGTACACATCGGGGATAAACTCTTCCTCGCTGTTTATTCGGGATTACACATCATATACGTCTGTAGCTTACTCCCGCAATCGCGCATGGGCAACGACTCCAAACTGGAAAGCGGTTAAGCGGCAAACACCAGATGAGCGTGCTCATCTAAAGTCGCTCGGGTATACGGATAACATCCAGAAACGAAAACACTCCAGGTGTCTGATCACGTTCCCTTCCTTTAACGGAGGGTGCAGTCTGACAAACCAGAGTTTCGGACACGGTATTTATCCAACAGCCAGCACAACCACACTGCGCCATATAAACCTCGAGAACGCAATGTTCCAAAAGGCGGCTGGTAAAGTGGGGGACAGCACCGTGAACCTAGGTGTTGCTGCTGCCGAAGCCAAGAAGACCTTCGACATGTTTGCAAAAACTGTCTCGGACCTTGGTCAGGCTTACAGGTCGGCAAGACGGGGTGACTGGCAGAACGCCGCTCGTCACCTTGGGATAGCCCGGCCTGCTAAAGCAGGTAAGAAGAGAAACTTCCGGGATAACTGGTTGGAGTATCGGTATGGCTGGCGTCTCCTCGTTCAAGACATCGACGGTGCCGTAAGGCACCTAGCCCAGCAGTTCTATGATCATCCCCCTGTCCGGCGCGTAAAAGTGCGGGGTACTGAGGATGGTGGAGGAACAAACTGGACGACGAGGCTCTCTGGGTCAATTGATCAGCGGAACATCAACACTTGGTGGGACGTGCTCGTCTCTGACGACATTACCAACGAGGTTGTTGTGGTGTATAAATTCACCATTCCGAGCAGTCAGTTGTCCAAGCTTAACCAGCTAGGATTGCTAAACCTGGCTTCGGTGGCTTGGGAAACGGTGCCCTTCTCGTTTGTGATCGATAAGCTGATCAACATTGGCGAGGTTCTCAACAACATGACTGCCTTTTACGGCAAGACTTTCGTTGATGGATGCGTCATAAGGAAGCAGACGTTCACGAGGACGGTTACACCGTTAGGTGTTTGGGCCGGTACAGACGTCCCCCAGTTTAAAGGTGCCATAAACGGTCACCCCTACATGGAGGCTGAAAGTATCGACTTCAAGCGAACAGTCCTGACAGATTTCGTGACAGCACTACCCAGTGTATCATGGAACTTTACGGCTACCAACTCTCTTGATGCGTTAGCGATTCTGTCGCAACTCGCATCGCGAAAATAATTCCTTTATAAGGAGCAATACAATGGCAGCAGCTGCTATTCTCCAGTTGAAGAACTACGCGGCGGTCGAACAGGCGTTCGCGGTGGACACGGTCAAGACCGGTGAATATGCCAAGTGGGCTGATCGCTCACAGGGTACGTTCCTCGGTACGGCCTATGCCTCGCTGACGCGGAAGTCCTCGCCGCTTGCAACTGGCGTGCGTAAGGTGCAGGGCAAGATAACCTACCCCACCATCAACGGCACTACTGGTGCGCTCGATCGGACGCACATTGGTACTTTCGAGATCGTGATTCCGAATTCCGGCACTCTGACCGAGCGTCGGGAATTGGTTGCACGGCTCCGGGACTTCATCATCGATGCAGTTATTACGGCTGCGGTCGACAACGATGAGATGCCGTGGGGTTAAACCCACTGCTTAAGCATACCGCTTAACCCGCAACGCGCGAACGCGCTAGGAAAGGTACCCGATGACAAGCAATTTGAATCGAGAATTGGGCGAGAAGACCAGGCGACGCTGGGATCGACGAAAGTCTGTCGAGGCGCTGCTGAAGTCATTATCGGCCCGAGCTGCAGATGTTACGTTACAACGTGCTTCTGTGGTCCAGTCCGCCTCCCACCTGTGGGAGGATCTAAATACACCAACCAGTTTGGGGCTCTACCTCTGCATGAAGTACGGCGATATGGTATCCGTCGTACAGCATAAGTTTCAGATTTCATGCTATGAGCCCGTCTTCCACCATTCCGTAGATAGGATTGACCGTGATTACCAAGCGGTCAGTTACCTGTCCAAAGTTCGGTGGGAGATTTCTGGTCTAGATCCTACCAACGCAGCGATCTCCTCGGTTTCAGAATTTGAGGAGGTCTGTCGTCTAACCAATGAACGCTTTACTGCATATTCCGACGGCGGTTTAATTCCGCCTGCCCTAAATCAGGTACTTCATCTGATGCAAGGTATTATAAGTCGGGTGCTTGGCGATCTGCGGCCGGACGAATGGGTCGAAGCGTGCCGTTTTGGTCCTGGGGCGTGTTACAAAGTCCGAGGCACTACGAGCTACGATAAGATCGGGGCGAAACCCAGTGTAACTATGGATTTCGCACTTCTGGGACTTGCGCTGGTTAACTCCAGCCCGAGTTGGATCAGCTCCGTTCGGGGCCATGGTAAGGACGACTTTAGCGGCGATGAGCCGTTGGATAATCCCGAACCCTTAACCCTGAACGACCTACAGCTGGTCCGAGGCGGCAATTTCTCCCTCGTTCCCAAAAAGGCTACAACACATCGTGATATTGAAGTGCAACCCGCTCTGAACGTCTATGCCCAACTCGGGCTCGGCGCTATGATAAGGAAGCGTCTCAAGAGATCGGGATTGGACCTTGACCGGCAACCGGCTATAAACCGGGAACTGGCTAGGCTTGGCTCGATCTACAATCACAATGCCACTATCGACATGCGCGGCGCGTCTAACACGATATCCAAGAAGCTGGTTGAGTTTCTCTTTCCAGTCCGATGGTTTTGTGCTCTTGACATTTGCCGCACGCGTTACCTTGAGAACTTTCCTGAGAAAGGCGGTTTACTGCCACTCGAGAGGTTCGCATCTATGGGTAACGGCTATACGTTTGAGCTGGAATCCCTGATTTTCTGGGCCCTGGCTAAGGCGTGTGCATCGATTTGTGGGGAGGCCGACCACGAAATCGCAGTTTTCGGCGACGACGTGGTTTGCGGACAGCAAACTGCTAAGCTGTTCGCTGAGTATGTCCCAGCTTTGGGGTTCATAGTAAACCAGGATAAAAGTTTCTTTTCTGGTCCCTTCCGTGAATCCTGTGGCGAAGACTATCTCTTGGGCAGTAACATCCGACCTTACTTTTATAAAGGCACAGATACTGATGGACTTCAATCTATCGTTTCGCTGTGTAACGGGCTCCGACGGAAAAGTATGCAGGCTAGTCAGGGTGTTATCTCTGATAGCTTGTACTACCGCTGTTGGAGTTTTGTACAGCGACTCGTTCCGACTGACATTCGCTTAACCCTTTCTGGACCCTGGTCTGAGCAAGACCAGTGGTTCATCGAGGATTCGGGCGTCTATCTTAGGAACAGGGCGCTACAGTACCGTAACTGGTGCTGGACGTGTCCGTCTGTGGTAATGTCTTTCCCGAGGATTACTCCCCATAGCTACCTCTCCGCGAAAGCGGCGATGCTCTATGGTCTCGTGGTTGGACCTCTTACGGATGCTACGGAGAGTTACTATGCCGACGCGGGTTTCTATGACTTCCGCAGCAAACGGAGATGTTCACCGTTTGCCGTATTGTCTAAGAACTCGTTGAAGCTAACGCTGACTGTTACATCGACAGAAGTGAACCCTTGTGGGCAGTGGTCGCATTTGTAAGTTGACCTAGTTCCACATTGTCTCGGGTTTGTGACCCGGGGGGCTAAC